CTGTATCTTCACATTCTGCCCAATCATCAGGGTCAAGAATAAAAAATTCAAATTTACCCTCTGCTAAATTTTTACAAGGCCAAAAGGTTTCTTTGCCTTTGATTATTGCAAGCAAACCACAAGCCTCTTCTGGTGCTTGTTCTTTTGCATATTTTATAAAAGATTCTTTCCAAGTCATAATTAAAAGTTAACAAATGTTCCAACGAGTGGGAAGTCGTCTCTAGTTACAAGCTTTTTAGGTGCAGAAACACCAAACAAGTCAAAACTACTTACAAGTTCAAACTGAACAATATTTCTATTTTCAATAGTTTTTCTCTCAACAAAATAAACCTCACGTGGTAACTCTGCTGAAGGATCAACTGAGCCAACTTTGTATGGATTCACATTAGATGGAAAATTTTCTTCATCTAAATCTCTACTTAATGCTCTGCGTCTTGTCACTTTTGCCCCTGCAAGATCAGATAATGGTGTGGTTTGATTTGTTAACTGCAATATCGCTGTGATAGTTCCTAAAAGATTAGAAAGAGTTAAAGTTGGTCTTGGCAATTTACCTTTACCAGAATATTTAAAACCTTCAGCTTTTACAGGCATCCTTGAATATGTATTTGCTTGCCATATAATATCTAAGCTATCTTTCATGTTATTACCACTGTAAAATAAATAAACAGTTGGATTCGCTGCTGTTGTATTGATATTAAAAGATACATCACCACTTGTAAGTTGTGAAGTTGTACCTGTAACGGTGAAAGAGTCGGTATTAGGTACTGTTTGTATTGTATAAATTCCATCAATTCCATTTCCTGTAGTAAAATCAAGACTTAAAATTAAACCAGCAGAAAACCCATGTCCAGCTAATGAAACGCTTATTATTGTTCCAGCTGCTCCACTTCCATCTGACTGTGTATAAATAGCTGTTTTTGCTGCTTTTCTATAATGAATATCAGGTTTTAATTCAACAGAATATAATTCAATAATTGACTTATTTGTTAATTCTTGAAGTGCACTTGTAGGAATTGCCATTATGGTTCAAATACCTCTCTAAAAGAACAATTTATTATTGCTCTGTTGTTATAAGGAATAGTTTTTGTCCATGAATCACAAACATATAGACCAGCCCCAGAAAGCGTAAAATTAACATTAGTTGCAACAGTAACTAAGGCACTATCAGCAGAAGTTGAAGTTAGTGTAAAAGTATTGGCATCAGCAGAAGAAGCGACAACATATGATCCATCAGTTGGGCCAGAACTAAAGTCAACTGTTAATACATCACCTATTGCCACACCATGATTTGTGAAAGTGACAGTAATAATTGTCCCAGCACCACCACTTCCATCGGATTGTACAAAGGTTCCTGTCTTTGCACTAAACCCTTCTGCTGGTGGTGTAAATGTAAAACTTGCCTGATCAGCAACCCTGCTTCTTAAAAACGCTTCTATTACATCCGATTCAGTCTCAGACACGTTAAAAGTAAGATCATATACTTTTGGGTCTTGCGAAAGTGGAAGGCCATATAATGCCCTAAACTCATAACCATCACCAAGAGAACTTACCTTTACTTTTGGTTTGCTTTGTTTTCTCATCCCATAAGTGGGAGTAATTGATGGAAATGTAGCCATTATTTACTTAACAAACCCCCTGCCCTTTGCTCATCAATTATAGTTGCCTGCACAACAGAAGCAATCAGACCCCCTAACTGATCGGCATCTGATCCGTTTCCTTGAACAGAACTACCAGTTGCATCTACGTTCACGGTGATCATATTATTTGTCGTACCTCCTCCACCTGTAGGAACTGAAGGTAAAATTGTTCCAGATGTGCGAGGTACAAATAATTCAGGTTGACGTTCTCCAACAATATAAGGCTGACCAGCTTTAACAGGGCCACCATTTTCCCTAAACATTCCTCCAATAGAATTTTTAATAAACTCTTCAGCACTTTTTGTTTCAGGAACTGTATCACTATTAATTTTGTTAACAAGTGATTTTGTTATATTTTCAAGTAAATTATTTGTCCTGCCTTTAAGTATTTGATTCTTTAAAATTTCTTCTGTTTGATTGTTTGGAATAATAGTACCAGCAATTTTTGGTACAAATAATTCACGCCCACGTTCTCCAACAATCGAAGCTCTCCCAACTGGAGGTCTTCCACCATCTTCAAACTTTAATAAACCTCCTAATAAACCACCCAAAAATCCACCAATACCTTTTCTTTCTCCACCACTTGCACCAGCACCAAAAGCTTCACCAAAACCGCCAATCAGCTTATCTATCTGAGCATCAATAATTTTATCCCTTATCTTATTTAATACATTTGTCATTGCCTGTCCAAATGACTGTGCATTTGTAATTGCATCTCTTAAATTATTTTTTATACTGCTTTCAATCTCTTCACCTATACGTGCAAATTTTTCTTTAAGTTCTTCTGCCTTCTTTTTCTCTTCTTCCATTAAATCAACACTTTCTTTTAATTTTTCATTTTTCTTTAAAAGGTTTATCAATTGTGCAGCATCCTCAGGTTTAAATTGTTTTTTAATGTCAAGAATCTTTTGTTCAAGAGCTATTTGTTCATTTGATTTTCCAGAAACCATTGCTTCTAATACAGTTTCTTCTTTTAAAAATCGAATTGTCATATCATTAAATTTTTTCATATCTGCTTCTATCTTTCTACGTTCCTTTTCACCTTCTAATATTTTTTTTCTAACTTCTAGTTCATCTATATCTTCTTGAATCCTTCTTTTAATTCCTTTTCTTCTTTCAGAGTTTAATTCTCTTTGTTTCTTTGTTATTTCAGCGATTATTTCTCCCGCTTCACCTCCCTCATCTACAGTTATTCCAATTTGTTCATTAAATTCTTTAATGGCATCAGCAGTTTCTTTTGCTGCTTTTTTATTATCAATAAATTTAGCTGCTAGAGTTCCTAAAAGTATGACCGCTACACCAATACCAGTTTTTGCAAGTGCTATTTTAAAAGCATTAGCGGCTACTGTTGCAGTTGCAAATCCAGCAGAAGTCGCGGCTAGTGTTGCTTTTATACCAATTAAAGAACCTGTATATATTTTTTGAGCTACGACTAACGCTGCAAAACCACCTTTAATTGCTAATAATTGTGCAGATAAAATTGGTATAACAACAGTAAGACCTTTAATAGCAACAGCAGTTGCTGTGAATACAAGAGTAATTTGACCAGCACCCGAATTTATAAATTCAGTAATTGCCCTTGTTGCATCAGTAAGTCCTCTAATTACAGGTAAAATAGCTGGAGCTAAAACATCACCAAAAGCCCTCGATAAATTTTCAGCCTCATTACTTAAATTCTTGAAAACTTGTGTTGGGTCATTTTTTAGAAGTGCTGCTAAAGATGCACCACCCTCAGCCTCAATTTTTTTCAAAGCTCGTATAACAACTCCACTAGTAATCTTTCCTTCACTACTAAATTTCTTAAGTTCTCCTACAGTTGTTCCAAGTTCATCTGCAACAGGCTTTAAAATTGTCGGTATTTGTTCAGATATACTTCTAAATTCATCTCCTTGTAAACGACCAGAACCAAGAGCCTGTGCTAACTGTCTAAATGCGTTTGATGACTCTATAGCTGACGCACCAGCTAGTTTTGCTGCTGTATTAAATCCGAAAAATGTTGTTTTTATGTCTTCTACACCTACACCTAAAGGCTGTAATCTTGCTGTAATATCAGTTATTCCTTCAAGTGCTTCAGTTGCACTTAAACCAAAAGTTTTTTGTGCTTGTGCAGCTAATTCTTGTGATCTTGCAAAAGTGCCAGATGCTTTTGTTAACAATCCTAATCTAACATTTAACTTTTCAAAATTTGCCGAAGTACTTATTGCCTGTTTTGCTAAAACTGTTAAACCTACACCAGCAATAACTCTTTGGAGTCCACCAAATGACTTCTGTAATGTGTTTGTTTTATTTTGTACTCCCTGTAATGCTCTTGTCGCACTGGTGGCATCTACAGTTAGTTTTACATTTGCCTGTGCCACAAATAAAAAAAGCCTTTATTATATATTACCTTGAATTGTGTTTTTGTCGTTGAACAGCTTTTTTTTCTTCGTCAAATTTATTTTCATAATACCCAGCCCAATATATCAACTCTTCTTGAGTTATAGATTTTCTTAATTCTTCTAGTGTTTTACCTAATTCTGTTGCGAGAAAAAACTCAAAATTTAACCAGTTATCCCGCTTTAATTTTTTTTTGCTGTATCTAAATCAAGTTTTATATCAAACAAAAATAACTCTATTTCATTTAAAACATTTTCTGGTAATTCTCTTTGCAAATTTGGCGCATCTGCAAGTGCAAAAGCCTTTGTACCATCTTCTAATTCTGCCATTTGACAAAGAAGTTGAGTTGAAACTGTAAGAGCCTCATCAGTACCAGCAACACTTTGCGCTCTTTGCCTATCAAATCTTGTTAACGGCTTAAAATATAAATCAACAACTTTTTCACCTTTAGAATTTTTAAATTCATATTTTCTTCTAGCTGTCATCTGATCTTTGTAAGAATCAGTTAACAAATCAATAGTTCTTTTGTTTGGCATAAATTAAGTGCGAAGTATTTTTAATTTACTATATATCTGAAGTTATTGCACCTGAAGTTTGGAAGGTGATATTTATTTCTTGAATCTCACCAAGTGTTGCTCCATATTCTGCATTAGTAATGATTCCAGAAAAACCAAACTTTTTAGAACTAGCTGAATTATCTGGAAACAATTCAAACAATGCGTCAGCAGCATCATTTGTAGTTAAAACATCCTCAACAAAGGCTAAATAATCTGAGTTGCCAGCATTATCATAGATAAGAGTTGCTGAACCTTCCCCAGAGATAAGACCACCTGCAAAAGTCTTTGATGTATTACCCATAACTGTGGTTTCTTGGGTGTCTTTAGTAATTGATAAAGACCAATTTCTAAGACCAGATATATCAGCTTCTGTTCCAGCAGCGTTATGGAACATTATTTTACCGACATCACCTTTTACAGCAGCCATAACAAAAAAAAGAAAGATTTATAAATATATTAACCCTTTTTAGTCTTTTTTACATCTTTTTTTGAATTTTCTTGATTTTCCATATACCTTTTACAATTAGGATCCCATAATTGAGGATCTCTTACACCTTTGACAGCTTCAATAGCGTCAAGCATTTCTTCAGTGATAACAAGTTTTGGCATGATTAAAGATCCTCATATATTTCAAATGTTACTCTGATTTGTGTTTGAAATTTACCTTCAGGACTTGATGTTAAAACTTCAGGGCCTACAGGTGAATCAAAAATAACATTTGAAACTGTAATATTATTGTAAAGGTCACGCAACCTTTTGCCAATAACATAATTTGCACCTGAGCCAATACCTTCTTCTGTAAAAATATTTAAAAGGACTAAACCAACGACACTATTTGTAGAGTTAGCAGATCCACCCATTGTAAGGTAACTGCCAGAACCAAAACTTGTCTGGCATTGAACAAAAGTATCTTCTGCTGTTGAATCAAAAGCCATATTATCAAACACAACAGGAATTGCTGGGCTTGAAGCAAGTTCTGTAGCTAACCTAGCTTCTATTGTGGCTCTAACTCCGTTTAAATCTATAGCAGCCATTAAATACCTCTTTTAATCCTTTCATACTCTTTTCTGGCATATTGTTCAAGCTCTTTTCCAATAATTTCTGGAAAACCAGCAACAGTTTTTTGTCTTGTTCTATAAATACCACCCCATGATGGTGGTAAATTAGTTCCAAAGCATACTGGTTCTGCATAAACAACATTATTGGTCACTGTACCTTCAAGTGGCTTTATATCAGTCTGCCAAGCGTTTCTTAACTGTCCTCCTCCTTTTGGTTCGCCCTCATAAACGACTCTAACTGGAGTTGCTTTTTTTACTCTTGCAGTCCACTCCAAAGTAGTTGCAGCAACTAAATTCTCTACTGCCTCCCTCATTACATCATCTATTTGATCTATCCTAATTTGTCTTGTCATGGCTACCTCAAAATAAGATCAAAACTTATTGGTGTATTATTTTGTTCATTTGTGTTTACCTGAATAATTTTAAACTCAACACTACTTATAACAACTCTATCTTTTGTAGTTGGTGCAAACGATAAATCTCCCGCAGAAATAGTCAATCTTTTATCCTGTGACTCAATCAGATCATTTACTTCATTTCGAGAAAAATTACTTACCACACCCTTAATAGAAAAACTTTCAATACTTTCCTCTATAACACCACCTGTAAATTCATCAATATTTGTAATATTATCAACAGCAGCAATATCATCAAAAGCAGCTATATAAGAACCAGCAGTAATTTTTTTTATAGTTATATCTCCACCAAGTTTACTAAGTGTTTTTGTTGCTGCTTTTTTTAGTGCGTTTGCTAGACTCATAATCTGTAAACAATAACAGTGCCACTATCTAATACCACAACAGAAAAAGGGCCGAAAAATTCTGCACCTGCTTTTAATTGGAATGAACTGTGATCTCCAAAATATGCTGGCAAAATACTATCAAAATCTGTTATATCATCAACTGATGGTACTGAATCAAAAAGTTTTCCAACTGTTATTACAGAATCTTGTAAGGCAAGAACTTTACCAAAACGACCAGTATGTGTACTGGTATCATTAATAATTTTTGCTGCTGGATAATTTGAAATCACAATGAATAAGCAATGACTGTACCACTTGATAATGTAATGCTTGTTATAACACCCTCTATCTCAGCAGTAGATTTAAATTGTAACGTAGTTAAATCACCTGTAATGTTTTCAGAAACAAGGGTTGCAATAACAGAATCTTGCAAAGCAGCAATTTTACCAAATCTGCCTGTATGGGCTGCTGTATCATTGATAATTTTTGCCGATGGATATTCGTAACCGTAACCCATTTTCATGACCTCTTAATTTGTAAGTTTGCTCTTCCACCTATTCTAATACCCATTAAGTAGTGGTCAACGATTGGTGGAATACGATCAACCCCAACAGCTCCATAAAATCTAGGAGTTACATTTATATTACCAATACTTACAGCGGCAAAATCTTCTAAGCCACTTAATTCTAGTCCGTTCCTATTATTGTTAAGATAAACAGCCAAGATTACTTGAGCGTGTTTTACCCTATCTGGGATTTCAGTATCAAGGTAATAATCAGCAACTAATCTATTTGGAAAGCTCAAACCATACAAGTTGGTGTATGTGTCAGGTTTCCTTACTCCTGATCTAGGCCACT